GGACATCTTCACCAAGTATGAAATTGAAGGTGATGATAGACCAGATAATGTTGCTGATAAAAAATATGATGACCCTGATTTAGATTGGATTGTCCTTCTCTCTAATAATATTATTAATGTTCAGAGTGAATGGCCTCTACCTCAAAGAGATTTTGATAGGTATGTCCTAGAAAAATATGGAACTTATGAAAAATTAAATGCAGTCCATCATTATGAAACGAAGGAGTGCAAAAACTCAGTGGATGCAGTAGTAGTACCAGAAGGTTTACAAGTAGATTCTGATTACTCAGTCACATATTATGATTGGTATCTTGGTGGAGAGATAACTAAATCCTCTTCTGATATAGTTGTAGAAGTAACTAACTATGAGTACGAATCTAAACTAGAAGACGCAAAGAGAAGTATATACTTACTTAAACCAAAGTATCTCAATATTGTTAAGGATGACATGGATAATATGATGAGATATAAAAAAGGTTCCACCCAGTATGTGGATGGAACCCTTAAAGTTGCCGAAAATATTAGACTATATCAGTAGTTACTCTTCAGCTAGTTTCTGAAAATAACTTAGTGCATCATCTTCATCAGAACTAGAAGAAGAGACAGCAGCAGTTACTGTTTTTTCTGCTCTACGACTAGCAAAGTCTGGTTTGGATGTTGGATAATCAGCAGATACTGATCCACGATTATTATCCTCATCAAAGACCTCTTCATCTACACGACGAGTAGGTTTTTGTCCAAGGACATACTTCAAACGTTTTTGAAGATCATCATAAGATTTAAACTGATCAGCAGCAGTAAGAGCAACAAGTGAATACTGCTTCTTCCATAGTGCTTCTAATGCATCCTCATCATCAAGTAATGGTGATACTGTATCGAACTCTGACTTGTCATAGTTCCAGTAACCATCCTTCTTCACAATCTTCAACTTGAAGTTTGCACCTTGCCAGAAGTCAAAAGGATTAATCGGTGACTCATCCTCAAACTCAGGCTGCATTGCTTCCATAATCTTATCAAAGATCTTCTTACCAAACTTGTAGAGGAATACTCCACCCTCGTTTTGAGGATTGGTAGGATCTTTTACGACATAGACGTTTGCATAGTAGGAAAGCTTACGCTTCTGTCTACGAACAACATCCTTGTCTGATTCATTACCACTGTTCCAGAGTTCACGATTGTACTCTGAGACTGGATCCTTGCCACCTGTTGTGGTCAAAGAGTTTTCAATGTACCAACCACCTGGTCCTTGGAATGCATGTGAATACATTTTTGCCCAAGGAATATCTTCACTTTCTGGTGCTGGTAAGAAACGGATAACAGCATAACCGTTACCTGTTTTATCTACTTCTGGTTTCCAGAGTCTTTCATCTGCTCCACCACTAGTAGTGTTCATCTTCTCCACTTCTTTAACTAATTTTTGAGTTAAAGACCCTAGAGAGGACTGCTTTTTTAAGTCTGAAAAAGACATTAATTACCTCGTATTTGTTGAGATTTGGCTTGTGTGTACTCCTATTATAAAAGACTTAAAGATCTTTGTCAATCTGTTGTTTCATCATCTCTACCGCTTGAGACATATTATTAAAGAGAGAAGACATATCTAAATTAGATGGAAGACCCATCATGGAAGCAGATTCGACAATACGTTTTTTCATTTCTTGTGCTTCAGGATCATCTGATAAAGATAATCTAGCATACATAACCTTTTGTTTTTCCAATAGTCTTTCTAATATATCAACATGATATTTCTGATCTTCACGTTTCATTGTAGGAAACTTGAAGACATTACTATAAATCTCCTCTTGGAGTTCATGTATTTCCGCCATTTCTGCACGGACAACATCAGATTGGAAAAAACTCATAGAACAGTCTCTTTTAGAATTTTTTTGTAATGGGGTACATCTATATTTAGGAAAGGTTTATACTTTTTAATTTTCCGACTAACGGTTTCCCACACTGGGTCATTTAATTTCTTATCAAAGTCCTTACCATACTCAAATATTCTATCACATATAACCAGAGTTTCAAGTGAGGTTTTCTTCCCCAAATAACTTTTTAAAATAGGAGGATGACCCTTAGAACAATCAAAAACCTCATCTACTTTATTATTATCAAAAAGATCATTAACTTCTTCTTTGAAAACATATTTAAGAGACTGCACTTTCTTCTTCCATTCCATGTATCTACCCTCACCTTCTTTAATCATCTCACCAATCCACATAGTACCTGGATCAGTAGAGTATATAAAGTTAGATACAAAGAACTCTTCTACTTCTTTATCATTTTTTGATCTGGCAAACTTCTCAAACCAAAACCTATCCTTTCTCTTATAAAAGGCTTGGTGAGTTGCTCTGGTCTTTCCACGATACTTTATATAATCATAATGATCTTTGGTAAAATGGTTTTTTAAAGAGAGATAGCAACGATATGCATCAAAGGGCATCATGTAGCAAGAGAATACTTAGTCTTTAAAGATTCATTTACAATATTAAATGCAAGAGTAATTCTTTCTTTATTAACAGTCTGTGGTTCTACATGGTGTAAAGTGCTTGCAGGAAACATTACCATTGTTCCATCAAGACCTTCATATGCTAAATCATGTTCATCAAAAATAGTAGGATGACCATGATTCTTATAATATATCACCCCTGAAAGGAATCCTGCATGGTTATGTACAGGATTGTCATCTCCTTTATATGCAAAGTTAGTCCAAATATCATACCCATCAAAATGACCTTCCCATTTTCTAAGAGAAAAAGCACGATTAACTTTTCCTGCTCCCCAATACTTTGTAGTCAATCTCAAAATCCATGCTAACCAAAAAGATTGATCAATTAAATGAGGAGAGATAGAACACTGATATGAATTATGTTTCTTACCATCCATAGTAAGATACCCTACATTCTCATGAGCTTTCAGTGCTGCTAAGGGACTATTCTTAAACTTCTTACTTTCGTTTATCCAACCATCAATTTCCCTCTGAATCTGTTTAGGAATCTTAGTAACCATCACTGGACACGTAGTGCCTGGTACGAGTTTATGCATATGTAATAAGTCTTCCATAACAAAAAAAAGTAATAGGGGTTAAAAATTTGGCGGGGTTTTTTTCCGACTTTTTTGGAATTAAATCGGCAATTTCGCACGGGAACTGCGTTTTAAAAAGTTAAGCTCCGATGCTTCATACTTTATCTTCTCCTTCAAAGGTTTAGGTATAAGTTTAGGCACAGAAGAATAAAACTTACTCTCCAATACTTTTGCTAGTTCATCCTTTGACATTTTCTGTCCCCAAATTGTTAGATACAAATTCTTTAATATAACGAACCAGAAGTTTAATATAATCCCCCTTGTTTCTTTTGTCAAATACTTTTACTTCACCACCAGGAGTTACCATGAGAGTGATAAGTTTCTTGACAGGGATGCCTGTTAGTTCATAGTAAGCAGCAGCATAGAAAGTCTCCTGAACGAAATAGTTTTCCAACCATTTCTCAGGTTTAATCTTTTCAGAGGTCTTAAAATCTATGACTGCTAACTCGCCTTCGTACTCTGCTATACAATCAACTCTACCTGCAAGACCAAGATACTCAGAGTAAAGGGTTCTTTCTATAGCGTGTATGTTATTTATCTTATCTAGATATGGTGTAGCATGATGAAACATAAACTTAGTTGCTGGTCTATAATCATCCCAGTTAAGTTCTTTGTTCTCTAGATATGCCTGTGCTGCTTCATGGAAGTCAGTTCCACGAGCAGTTGCCTTCTTAGTGATACGATTTGCTTCTTCTATACCAACTCGCTTACGCCAGTTAATAAAAATCTGTCTATTATAAAAGGAAGTTACTGATGTAATAGAAGGAACCCACTGACCATCAGGTAGATGATACAGTCGGCATCCAGGAGTTTCTTTCTTTTCTAATTCAAGATCACCAAGAAAATTACAATGCTCAAACGTCATAAATTAAGTTCCATCTTAGCAAGAATATATTCTTTAACTAATCCAGAGCGAACAATATCTTCTACTCCGAATTCGATAATGTCAACTGAAGACATTAAACGAAGGACTCTCATGAAATCATGGATTCCATTCCTTTCATTCTGTTTAAGAAGATCAGTTTGAGTAGCATCACCACAGAACATAATC